ACTGACCAACCCCCCAGTGAGCAAGTTACCACCAGTGACATTGCCTGTGGCACTGACCAACCCCCCAGTGAGCAAGTTACCACCAGTGACATTGCCTGTGAATGTAGAACCAGTGACCACAATGTTGCCCACAATGTCGCCGGTCACATACAGATTGCCACTAACGCCCACACCGCCGGCCACAATCAACGCACCAGAGCCTGCATTGGTGCTCACAGCAGTGTTGGCAATGGCCACTGTGTTGGTGTAAAAGTTTAATGGTCTAGTAAAATCATAAATGACAATTGTGGTGCCAGCATCAATGGTGCTAAAACCAAATTCAAATACACCAGCAGTGGCAAATGTCAATACACTGGATACTAGTCCTTGTATGGCAGTTGTGCCCTGTGAAACACTCACAGGCAAGGTCATGGTACGACCAGCAGCATCCACAGTCACTCGCAATCGTATCATGCCAAATGTGCCCACTGGCGGCCAAGTGGCAGCAGTAAACGTCAGAATAATATTGCCAGTGATTGCAATAGTCTGATAAGGTCCAGCATTGCAGTCTATGGCAACTGTGCCTGATGTGGCTGCAATGGCAACCACAGTGCCCGACATGCCACGAACTTGGGCATTGTAGATCACATTGTTGGCCATGTTGTTGTCCAAAGTTGTGCCCGTCAGTGCAGCTTTGAACACACCTTTTGACTGCAGTTCAGTAATTTCGTCCTCTGCATATTGAAAATTCTGTTTGATATTAGTAAAATTATCACGCATGCCCTGCGTGTTGTTGCTGACACCTGCAACAGGATATTGGCCGTCTATGTTGTTGGGATTGATCTGACTGGTCATGCTGGTTCCTTGTATGAGATATTTATTGCAACTGCATTTCCGCTAAATAATCCAAAGGCCCTTGAGCAAATGCAAAAGAAAACCAAAAGCATATTGGAAGAACTGGACAGTTTGTACATAGAACGTGATCGCAAAGCCATCATAGAAACTCGCGCCAGCAATCTAATTGAAACTGCCATTCGTTTGCTGGAACAAATTGACGCTGAGTTTTCTGCTGAACAAGCGGAAAATCTTCAGCGCAAACTGCTGAATGCAATACGTCACAGAGACACCAGCAAGTTCTCAAGGAGCGTCAGGAGAACCCATGCAGATCTTTGAACTTACACAACCAGTGAATGAAATTGACTGGGGCGCCACCGCCAAGGCTGTGGGCAATAGAATTTTGCAAGCACCAGTTCGTGCGCTGGGGCAACGAGTTGGGCAGGACTTGTTGCCCCCAGAGGACGACGAAACTCCTAGACAACAGGCCAGAGCTAGTCAAACATATTTTGATGCTGCGGCAAAAATGATAAAATATGGAGTTGACGTCCCAGACATGATAAAGCGACTGGTGGACAAATATGGTGCCACTAGAGATGAAGCCATGACTGCAATAGACAATGCACTAGACTTCATTGAGAATGAAAATCTTCGTTATGGTCCAACGACTGCAACCCAAACACAACAACCAGCATCAACAAATACAAATCAAGCACAATCTTCGGCTGCTGCAACAACACCGCAATCTGCTGCACCTGTAGTACCATCAACACCAGAACAACTACGCATAGCCAAACAACGTGCAGCCGCGGCCAGAGCAGATATTGAAGCAATGCCAGTGGCCCCAGCTGCAACGCCGTTGAGTCAAATGAGTCCTGAACAACAGCGTATCATGAAACAAAAGTTTGCTGGTTCTATGGCACGGGCACAAATGTCTGGCAGTCCAAAACCACCACCCACAAATTATGGCACTACTGTGGGCCCAGCAGTAAAGCCACAGATGACAGCTACTCCTGCATTAAACATGCCGGTGACAAAAACAAATTTGTCAGCACCTTCCAATGTGGTGCCTATCAAACCTGGCATGATGCCAGCCACCACTGCGGCACCGGCAGCGCAAAAACCGACAACTGCTCAACAACAGTCTGACGTAGCACAGGGATTGATAAGTTTAGGGTATAAACCAAAACAAGCTACAGCAATGGCAGCCAAAGTTCCGCCAGGAACACCTGAACAAGATGCTATAAAATTAGCACTTGCAGGTAAACTTAACGAATCCTTGACCTGGAGCCGCAGCTTTGACCCCAGTTCTACGCTATTGAAAAAAATTAGACAACTATGAAAAGCCTACGCACACTATTAGAAGGCGGCAATGTGTTCAAAGATGCCGAAGGCCAACCACTCACAGGCCGCATCAATCAAAGCGATGTGCCTGCCACTGTGGCCTGGCTTGAACAACTAACAGGTCTAGAATTTCCCCGTGATCGTTGGTTGGGATCAACAGGCAAAGCTGCCACATCGGGCGACATGGATCTCGCTGTGGATGTTAATGAAATGACCAAGGATCAACTGGCACAAAAACTCATGCAGTGGATAGCCAGTCACAAACTGCCACCTGCTGAATGGATCAAAAAGGGCGGCGAAGTTCACCTGCGCACACCCATACAAGGACGTCCTGAATTGGGCTATGTGCAAACAGATTTCATGTTCTTTCCCAATTTGGACTGGGGCACATTCTTTTATTCAGGTGGCGAGGATTCAGCCTACAAAGGTATGAACCGCAATGTGTTGATGTCAAGCATTGCTAAACAACTGGGACTCAAAGTGGGCGCCAATGGCATGTTCAGTCGCACCACTAACCAACTTGTAGATGGTGGCATGGATCCTGACTACGTGGCCAAGGCCTTGTTGGGCCCACGTGCCACTCGAGAAAATTTAAAGAATGTAGAAAGCATTTTTGCTGCATTAGCCCGAGACAAAGATAAAGAAGTCAAGGTCAAAGACTTTCGTGAATACTTGACTCGTGAAGGTTTACAACAGCCCGATGCCGTGACAGAAGATGCCGACACCTACTTCTTGGCACGACTGCGTGATAGAATTGTGAACCAAGGCATGCAACCCCTGGTAGAACGTGAGGCAGGCAATCCATATCAAATTTACGAAGCCGATGAAGGCAACGTGGGTGGTAGAGCCAAGGGCATTGAGCACTTGGAAGACCTGGTGTTCCGCAAAGGATCACGTGGTGCTGCTGAAGCACTTACTATTCTTGACCAAGCCGCTGCCAGCCCTGGAACCACGACCAGTGTAAAGTGGGATGGCATACCTGCTGTGTACTTTGGACGCAAACCTGAAACAGGTGAGTTTGTGCTCACAGACGGCGCAGGCTTTGAAGCCAAAGGCTATGACGGCCTGGCAACCTCACCTCAAATGATGGCACAGATACAGAACACACGCAAAGGTGAAAGATCTGCGCTTATTCAAACTTATGCCACATTGTGGCCCATGTTAGCAGCAGCGTTGCCCACTAACTTTCGTGGCTATGTACAAGGTGACTTGTTGTACATGAACACTCCACCGTTGGAAGCAGGCAACTATGTGTTCAAGCCCAATACTGTGCAGTACCGTATTCCTGCAAAGAGTGCATTGGGTCAACGCATAGGCAACAGTGAAATTGGCATTGCCATGCACACCATGTACTCAGACGCAGGCGAGCCCAAACAACCATTGCGGCGTGTGCGGTTCAATGATGTTCCGGGCTTGTTGTTGATTGAGCCCATATTTGGCAAACAAATTGAGCCCAATGCTGGCTTGACCAAACAAATCAAATCTTTGATTGCCAGCAAAGGTGCTGTCATTGACACCCTGTTTAATCCCGCAGAATTACGAGCCATGCAGATTACAGATCTAGCAAAGTTGTGTGTGGACTACATCAATTTCAGAATCAAGCAACCCGGCGGAAACTTTGATAACTTGTTGTCAGGATTTGGTGACTGGTTGCAAACCAAAGTAAGCCCACGTAAATTTGCCAACATTGTAGAGTACTTGAAAAGCCCTACCAGCAATACAGAAGGCTTAGCAGCGGCATTTACCTTGTTCTTGTTGTTGCACGACTTGAAACTGGATGTGTTGCGTCAGCTGGATTTAAAGGATCCTGGACACGAAGGCTGGGTCATGGCCACTCCCGCAGGCTACAGCAAAGCGGTAAATAGATTTGACTTCACCGCAAGAAATGCGGAGAAAAATAATCCGCAACCAGGATAATTTTTACCGTTTGTATAAATAAAAGCAGGTCCACCGAGACCACTTAACTTTAAAGGAAATTTATCATGGCACAATTTACAAAAGTAAATGGAACAACACAACCAGTATTTGCACTAGACGTTGCA